GCCGTCGGTGTTATAGACGACCAGCGTCCAGTCGATGTCCTCTTCGTTGGGCAGCACGAACGGCGCGAAGTCAACTGAGTCCGTTACCTCTTCGACGAGGCCCGAGTCGTAGATCAACCCGCCGTCAAGGAACGCGGTCAGCTGGTAGCTCGCCATCGGCACGCCGCCACTGTGCGAGTAGGTCCACGCCACTGTCTCCGTCGGGTCGGTGATGGTTGCGGAGTCAGCCGGCGTGACGGTGCCGAGGTCGGGCGCTGCGCTGTACTTGACATAGGTCCGCTCCGACCAACCCGAGCGGACGCTGGCCGTGTCGTCGTAGGTCGCCCGGAAGTCATAGGTTTCTTCTATGTCTAACGCAGGACTGGTGAACGTCTCCGATGGTGAGCTGGAGTCGACGTATGGGCTGGCAGCGAAGGGCGCAAGGGCCGAGTCGCGTACCTCGACTTCCTGGCGCGTCGGCTCTTCGGCATAGCCGAGGTCCGTGTCCGTGTCGCGGAAGGGCAGCAGCAGGTCGGGCGTGCTGTCTGTCGTGACCCATACGCCGTCAGAGCGCTGGACGGTCTGACCACCCGATACGCTGATGGGGTACGGCGTGCCCGGCGTGGCGTTGACGTGGAAGGGGAACTTCTCGCTTGCCGTGCCGATAGTCAGCGTGCCGGTGATGCGGACTGCGGCGTAGACGCTCGGGTTGTCCATGCTGTACGACAGCACGCCGAGCGGAATGACGAAGCTGTGCGAGGCAGCCGACGTGAACACCGCGGGCGTGCCGCTGTCGTAGATATTCGTGCCGGCGCTGTTGTCAATCCACAGGCGCGCCTCGTCGATGTTCACGCCGCTCGGCGCCGAAACGACGAACGTCGGCGTCAGCGTGTCGACCTTGATGCTCACGTCGACCGGGACGCCGCCGATCTTGATGATTGCGCCGACCGTCTCGTACTGGATGAAGAAGACGTTGGCGCTCAGCAGCGAGGGCACGTCGTCGCGGTTCCAGACCATGACCTGCGTCCGGTACTTGAGGCCCCATTCCAGCGCGTGCTCACCCGAGTACGTCACCGAGGCCCGGGTTGAGGTCCCGCCAATTTCCTGCTTGCCACTGGACGGCCACATGTTGATGACGCCGAGATGCGGGTCGTCGTAGTAAACGAACGCCTGGATGGCGGTGATGTAGTCCGCCGGGTCGGCTGACTTGATCGAGGCCGATATTGCGGGCGTCTTGGTGCTCGGCTCAACGGAGATGTTGACCGCTTGCGGCTTGTAGCCCGGCGTGGCCGTCCGCAACGGTGACCACGGCGACACGATCTGCGGCGACCACTGGACAAAGAAACGGATGCGCCACTTGCCGGTGACCCGCGGCGGAAGGTTCTGGAGCGCCTGGTCGTTGACGCTGTTGGATGGCAGCGGCGTTATGAAGGTGCGCGCATAGTCGAAGATGGGCGTGCCCGGTATCTCGTCAGTCGCGCCACTGTTGAACCATTGGACCTGGACCTGCGTGGCCGGTCGTGCCAGCGGGTCAACGTGGCGACCGCTGACGATGACGTAAGTGCCGTTGCCGCCATAGACCGCGCCCTCTTCGGGCGTCAGGTCGGATGGGGTGAAGGGCAGCGTCGTCTCGGCCCAGGCAATCTCGACGTAGGGCTTCGACGTGCTGTTGCTGGAATAGAAGACGCAACGCTGCGCCGTGGCCGTCTCGTCGAAGGCGACCGCGACGAGGACCAACTGCGTTATCTCGGGATGCGCAAACCAGTACTTGCCGAGGTCCAGCGCATTGACCGTTATCCACTCGTCGTTGGCCGGCGCGCCCTCGTAGCTCGCCATGTCGGTATCGGTCGTGGTCGGGCCGGGCCACGTCTTGGACTGACCACCGTCACTGCTGACGTAGTTGCGCCGGCTCTCGCTGTTCTCGGCGAGCGGCGTCGTACCGCGCTTGAGGTGGAACTTGACGCCCGAGCCGATGCCGAAGATTTCGGACGAGGCGCGCAGCTTGACGTTGAACGCGCTGATGGCGTCGGCGCTCGGCACGCCGTCGAACAGCGCCCCACGCGGGATGCCGATGCCGAGCCGGTTCTTGTAGACCCAGCTGCCGGTGCCCTTGCCGACACCCATCCGGTCGCCCTTGCCGTTGCCCGCGCCGCCGAGGGTGTCGGCGAACCAGGAGTCAAGAGTGACGTCCTGCGTCGCCATCAGGACGTGCTCCACTTGACGTGAGCGCCACGGAACGCGCCGCCGACGTACTGATCAAGCACCTGGAGGATCTGCGCCCGGTCGCCGCCGTTGATGTTGATGGTGACGCTGCCGGGACCGGTAGCGGACTTGCCGTTCTGTGCGATGCGCCCGTTGACATTGGGGATGAAGACTTCGCTGTTCGGCGTGTTCTCGTTGACCAGATACGCATGGCCGGCAGTAACCGGTCCACCGCCCGCCCTAGTTGGCAGGTTCGGCGGCGTGTGGCCTGTATAGAAGCCGATCTGCGCGTTGGCTAGGGCTTGCTTATACGCGCTGAGCCACGCCTGGCCGGCGTCCTGGCCAGCGTCGTAAGCCTTGCCGGTGATTTCCTGCCACTGGAGCTTGAGTGTCGCTTCCTGCTGGTTGATGACGGTGACAATCTCCGGCTCGCCACTATGCAGACCCTTGGCGTACTCCAGCGTGGCGAGCGCGCCCTGGATCTTCGCCTTCGCCTGCTCCAGTTCCAGCGGGTGCTCGATGGCGTAGGTCACCTTCTCCATCGCCGCGTCGATGACGTCGGTGTTATTGCGGAGTGAACTGGCGAGGTCGCCGGTGATGGACTGCGCCGACTCGTCCCAGATCTTCTGCTTCGACAACGCATCGGCGGCGTCCTGCGCGATCTTCTCCATGTCCTTGGGGAACTGGACGGCAAGGTTGGACTGCACCATGCCCTCGCGCACGTCGTCGGCCAGATGCTCGGCGACACCCTTCCCGACACCCGTGGCAGTGGTCTCTCCGACGTGCTGGCCGAGCATGTTCCACGGACTGAAACCCTGATTGCCGGTGCCGTTGGGATTACCGGCTCCGACCTGAGTGATGGCATCGCTGCCCGCCTTGCCGATGGCAATGAGCGCGAGCGGCCCGAGCGTCGTCAGGATGCCACTCGCCATCGCCGCCCCGACGGCTTCACCGACAGTCGTACCAGCAGCGGCGAGCGGTAGTTGCATCGCCCCAATCGCCACTGCGTATCTCTGGATGGCGCCTATGCCGTAGGCCGCGAGAGTCTGCGCCTCCATGATGGCAAGGCCGATGAAGTTGCCGACGGCGGCACTCGCGGCCATGACGGTCGCATTGCCGGCAACCTTGTCCATCGCGTTCCTGATTGCGCCGCCGAACGGCTCGGCCAGGTCAAGGGCAAGGAACGCGCCCGACAGGATCGAGTTCAGGTCGGTGCCGAGTTGCTTGTCCAGCGCCCGAACCGCCTGGAGGATCGTGGTCTGCGATGCCTTGATGCCCTCCGCGATCGTGCTGCCGATGTTCTTGACCTTGTCGCTGAACCCACCGACTGAGGTCTGCGCGTCCTTCAGGCCACTCTGGAACTCCCGCGCATCAACGCCGAGGGTGACGGTCAGGGTGCCGAGTGAGCCTGCCATCAGACGCTACCCTTCTCCAGCTTCGCGACCTTCTCGAGCAGCGCCTTGATCTTGACCGCCATCGCGGTGGTCGCCTTTACCCGGGTCGCTTCGAAGGCTGGTCGCAGCGTCGGTCGTGGTGGCTGCTGGATGCCGCCGGCGTAATGGCCGAACTCCAGGCGCGTCGCGTAGTCCCGCGGCTGGTCCTCGCCCGCTTCGGTGGGCTGCTCCAGCGGCAGGCCAACCCATGCCGTCGCGCCGACGATGCCGGGCTGAGCACGTATGCCGATGGCGTTGACGTAGTGCGCCGTGCCCGGTCCATAGCCAAACGTGCGCGTGACATTCTGACGCCATTGCTCCGCGATGACCTCGGCACCCGCCGACGTGGCCTGAACGAGCAGGTAGTCACGGACGCTCTCACCGAGCGCCTGCAGTTTCGCCGCCAGTTCAGGCCCGCCCTCGACGTAACCCCAAGCGTTGACGCCGGAAGGCTTGCCGATGACGACGTTGTTACCCACGCCTGCCGCCCAACATCGCCATGACCGAGTCAACCTTGCGCCGCAGTTCCTCGGGCTTGTGCGCCGGTCGGAACTCGGTACGCCACGGCAGCGCCGCCAGGAAGTCGGCGACACCGGGCAGCTTCGTGCCCTTCTTGACGTTCGCCAGCAGCCTGACGAGAAGGTCCATCATCAGCGCATGGCGCATGTCGGCACGCTCCGCCTCGTCAGGATCGAGGCGCATCGAGGCAAGCCACTGCGCCGCCTCCATGCTGTCCATCGAGGCTTGAAGTGCCGCCACGCTACGCCCCGAGTGACGCGCTGCGACTAGCCACTGTCGCCGCTCGGGGTCACTTTTAGGACGGCTTCCGCTTCCTCTTCGGCCTTCCGGCTGAGGCCCGCCAGGCGGAGCGCCACGTTGGACAGTCGGTCGATGGTCGGCGCGGTCAGAGAAGCGACCTTGTCCGGGGTGGAATGGAGGGTGGCTGCGATGAGGACGTGCTGGTAGCGCAGGTTCTGTTCCGAGTCATCGGTATCGACGGCACCGAGCGACTTCGCCAGTGAGGCGCGCTCCAGGCCGGTGACGGCGTAGAGCCGGACCTGCATCCCCTCCCCGTACTCGGGGACGTCTACATCTTCGAACGGCAGCGGTAGGGCTAGAAGGTCATCCAGCGAAACCAGCTTGTGTCCGTTGCCGTTCTTTGCACCGCTCACGAACTCGCTGTCGAGGAGTTGAAGACCGGGGAACCGGTGACGCGCAGGGTGATGTCAGCGCCGAGATGGCTGGTGACGGGCGCGCTCAACGAGAAGCCGGTGCAGTACGCCGAGAAGGACCACGTCGCGCCTGCTTCGACTTCGCCTGACGAGTCGGGATAGGCCATGACGTAGTCGTCCTTGCTGCGCTCTTCCCAAGCGGTGAACAAGGCCGTGTGACCGGTGGAGTCGGGGTCGAAGACGAGCGGGAAGGTGATTTCGCCGGTGCGCTTGATGGTGGCGATGAACTCTTCGGTGTGGTCGGGCGAGTCGTGGTTCGTAATCTCGTCCGTGTCAGTCGCCAGCTGCGGCCCGGTGATGTCCATGATCTGCCCGATGGGCGTGCTGTTGATCGAGATGGTGGTCCCCATTGTTGGGATTGCGACGGTGTCAACCACGCGGGAAAGCCTCCTGTTTCATGCTTAGGTGTTGAACGCTCACGAGCTGGTAGGCGCCTCCTGGTAAGCCACTTCAAAGTCGAGGATGCGACGGTATCTGACTTGACCGCCCTTGATTTCATTCGGAACCGTGTCGAAGTCCGACAGCAGCGTGGCCCAGCCGATCTCCACGTCATTCATCGGGCCGTGATAGCCGTCGAGGGCGTGGAGCACCTGCGTTGCCATGCGGTCGACTTCCTCGTCGTTGTCGGCGAAGGCGTCGATCTGGACGCGGCGGGCGATGAGCGAGCGCCGGTTGCTGTGCGTCTGGACGGTGCCGCCGCCGACGAATACCTGAACAAGCGCAGGCATCATCGGGCGGATCGGCAACCGTGCGTCGTGAACCGACACGTTGATTTCGTCGCGGAGGAACTGATGCAAGGCTGCCCGGAGTGTCACGCCACACCGAAGGTGCGCCGGTGGCCGTAGATCAACGACTGGTAGATGCGGTCGTTGTGGAGATTGCGCCAGCCGTCGTCGGGAGCGTTGACCCTGAGGACCTGGACTGCCCGGAGAGCGGCCTGCCGCAACCGCTCATCGGGCGCGTCCTCGTCTTCGTCCCAGTTGCCGACGTCCACCTTCACGCCCTCAATGGCAGCATCGAGAGCGTGCTGGAGGTGATCTTCGATGTCCTGGGAGTCCCCGAGGTCAAGCAACAGCATGACCTCGGCGACGTCAGGCCATTCGACGGCCATTGGTTCGGGTTAGCTCGACGCGATGCTGTAGGTCGTGAACGCTGCGGGCGCCAGCGGCATGTAGAACATGAAGCCGGCGAGGGCGATGTCACGACCGAGGATGCCCGGCTTGTCGACCTGCAGTTCGAATGTGCCGTCCTCGGCCCATGCGTACAGGTTCGACGGGCCGACGATAGCGTCGATGCCGGCGGCGGTAAGCGCCGGGACGAGGACCACGCGCAGGCCGCTGATGCTGCCCGCCGAGATGCTGCCCGCCGCGAAGTTCGCGCCGTTGAGGTTGCCGTACAGCGGCGCGTTGGTCGTGCTCGCCTTGGCGTCCAGGAACGCCGCGTAACCGGCTGGTGACAGCCACATGGTGTCGGGCGGCACCTGCGCCACGTCGAACGTGTTGGTCCACGCCTCGCCAAGAACGAGGTTGTCCGGGTCGATCGTCCCGCCGTCCTGCGGCGTGTAGGTCGTGCCCGGCCCGGTCCCGACGGTGATGCCGTCGAGCAGGTGGTCGATTGCCTCTGACTCCGAGACTGCCGCATACGCGGCCATCAGGCCACGGCGCAGCAGGTCGAAGTATGTCCGCGGACCACGGCGGATGAACTGCATGGACACGTCGACCGCGCCGGCCACGGTGACCGCCTGGATGAGCGCGTTCTCGATCTTGAGCGCCCGGCTGGCGACTTCCGTCTTCTCAGCCGACTGGACACCGGCCTCGGGTGACTGGGTCATGACCGGGATGCTGAGCGCCTGCGCGCCGTCGGGCGGTGCGAGCTGTGTCGTGCTCGACAGGAACGGGCGCCGGTCGTTGACGAACGCCACGACCTCGGAGCGCACCGCGGCGGGCACGTTCTGGTCGACGAGCAGCACGTCCTCGAGGTCGAGGCGCTTGAGTTCGATGTCCGTCATCGGCTCACCGACGCTCGTCTTGAGCGCCCACGTCAGCCAGTTCAGGAACTTCGGCTCTGACTTGTTGGTCGGTGCCGGTGCGCTGACTTGCGAGCGCATGGCCTCGCGCCACTCTTCGAAAGCGCCCAGCGTCTTCTCGGTGTTCTGATCCCATCGCTGGAGCGCCTTTTCAATGCGCTCGTCGACAGCGTCTGCCATGTCGTTGTTCTCCTTCTTGAGCATGTGCGTGACTCCGGCGTCTTCGAACGTCGGCTGCCAGGTTGTTGATACTTCGGCAAGCCGCGCCGAGTTGGGGCCGTAGACGGTGACGTGCTGGCCGTCGATCTTCCTGACCTCCGGGGCGCCG